AGAGTTGAACCGCTACTTCCTGTACTTCCTGAAGAACCAGAAGATCCTCTAGATCCTGAAGATCCTGAAGATCCTGTACTGCCTGAGCTACCGCTAGTACCTGTAGAGCCAGATGAGCCAGTAGATCCGCTTGTTCCTGTAGAACCTGATGTACCTGTACTTCCTGATGATCCACTTGTTCCTGTGCTTCCACTGCTTCCTGTTGACCCTGATGTTCCTGTTGAACCAGACGTACCAGTGCTACCAGAAGATCCACTAGATCCTGATGAACCGCTAGATCCTGACGTACCAGTTGATCCTGAGCTGCCACTAGTGCCAGTAGAGCCGGAGGAGCCGCTAGTTCCTGTGGAGCCAGATGAGCCTGTACTACCAGAAGTACCAGTAGAACCACTAGTACCCGTAGAGCCACTAGACCCTGTTGAACCGCTACTTCCTGAAGTTCCTGTTGATCCTGATGTGCCAGTAGATCCTGAACTTCCTGTGCTTCCTGAAGAACCAGAGGTACCAGTAGAGCCGCTTGTACCAGTTGAACCGCTAGAACCTGCTGATCCGCTAGTGCCTGTACTACCAGATGTTCCTGTTGAACCAGACGTACCTGTACTGCCACTAGTTCCTGATGTTCCTGTTGAGCCTGATGAACCAGAAGAGCCCGATGTACCTGAAGTACCTGATGTATTTGTAGTAGACGACCTGAAGAAGAACTGCCCACTACCTGTGTCTACTACAACGTAGTTAAGAAGTGCGTTAGAAGTTAGTCCTACGCTTAAAGATCCCGTTACAGACACGCTGCCACTGATATCAAGTAGACTGTTTATTCCAGTTTCTTTGCCTATTCCTATTCTTGATTGGGACACATACAAAACCCTTTGTCCAAACTGCCCTATTCTAACTGTATTATCAGAAAACGCTTCTATTATTGGAAGCCCTGCTGCTGTATTTACTGAAAATAGTGACCCAGAAAGAGAATCATCTATTTGGAAAAGTCTTCCAGAAATACCATCTACTGCAAATACATTCGACCCAGTGCCTCTTATTGCTACAGACCCTGTAAATTGATGGATATCTGCTGCACTATCTCCAAAAATATTACTTCCACTACTATAAATTATAGAGGAAGATACGGTCTGAACTACTAAGGTATTCGCTGTAATATTTCCCGTTGCTATTAAGCCACCATTAAGACTTAATGTAGAACCATCAAATGTTAAATTTGCTTCTGCGTTAGCAGTATTTGTAGTTCCTAAAGAAGTTAATATCCTATTATCTACAGGATTAGTTATAGTATTGAACCCAGTTCCTGAAGTGCCAGAAGATCCACTTGTACCACTTGAACCAGACGTTCCTGTACTACCTGATGAACCAGAAGTTCCCGTAGATCCACTACTTCCACTTGTACCAGTGCTTCCAGAACTGCCAGATGTGCCTGTACTTCCGCTAGAACCACTAGTACCAGTAGAACCTGATGAACCGCTTGTACCTGTGCTACCACTAGACCCACTAGTACCAGTAGATCCTGATGAACCGCTTGTGCCAGTTGAACCGCTAGTACCTGTAGATCCACTAGAACCAGAAGATCCAGATGTTCCTGTGCTACCAGACGTACCAGTTGAACCACTAGATCCTGTGCTGCCTGAAGAGCCTGATGACCCGCTAGTACCTGTAGATCCGCTTGTACCAGTACTACCACTAGACCCTGAAGAGCCTCTACTACCTGAGGAACCGCTTGATCCTGATGTTCCAGAAGAACCTGATGATCCGCTAGTCCCATTTGCTCCACTTGTACCACTAGACCCTGAAGTTCCTGATGAACCTGATGAGCCAGATGTACCTGTGCTACCTGATGAGCCAGAAGAACCCGAACTACCACTAGTGCCAGTCGATCCGCTAGTACCACTACTACCGCTTGATCCTGATGTGCCTGATGATCCAGATGTACCTGAAGAACCTGTTGAACCAGACGTACCAGTACTACCGCTAGTACCAGTAGATCCAGATGATCCACTACTACCGCTTGTACCAGTTGAACCAGATGTGCCTGTTGATCCGCTTGATCCACTCGATCCTGTACTACCTGAAGAACCTGATGATCCTCTACTACCAGAAGATCCTGAAGAACCACTTGTACCTGAAGAGCCTGATGTGCCTGTGGAACCACTAGATCCAGATGAACCAGATGAACCGTTTGCTCCAGATGAACCAGAAGAACCACTTGTACCAGTAGAACCTGATGAACCAGTAGAACCTGATGATCCCGTGCTGCCGGAACTACCAGAAGATCCCGTTGAGCCAGAAGATCCAGATGTGCCAGTTGATCCAGATGAACCAGATGTGCCTGTGGATCCTGAGCTACCAGAAGTGCCTGTGGAACCACTAGATCCAGAAGTTCCAGTGCTTCCACTACTTCCAGAGCTTCCTGATGATCCAGAAGTACCAGAGGAACCGTCAGCTCCATTAGCCCTATAAAATACATTACCCGCCTGATCTACTACTAAAAACAGATTTGCGCTAGCACTTATTGGTATATTTCTTAAGCTTAAAGAGCCTGTAATTCTAACGCTACCTGTAAACGTGTGGGTATCTAGAATGCTATCTCCAAATATGTTACTGCCACTGCTATAAACTACTGATGAGCTTACAGTCTGGACAACTAAAGTTCTTGCAGTTATATCCCCAGTAGCTGTTAAATTACCAGTTAAATTTAATGTAGATCCATCAAAAGTTAAATTTGCCTCTGCATTTGCAGTATTAGTTGTACCAAGAGAAGTTAATATTCTATTGTCTGCTGGATTCGTTATTGTATTAAATCCGGTTCCTGAAGTTCCTGATGAGCCCGAACTACCTGACGATCCACTAGTACCGGTGCTTCCGCTAGATCCACTAGTACCAGCAGAACCTGATGAGCCAGAGGATCCTGTAGAGCCTGAACTACCCGATGTTCCAGTACTTCCACTAGATCCAGATGACCCAGCACTACCTGAGGAGCCAGAAGATCCATTTGCTCCACTAGTGCCAGAACTACCGGAAGATCCAGAGCTACCGCTAGTACCTGATGTTCCACTTGAACCTGAAGTACCTGAACTTCCAGATGTTCCACTTGAACCTGAAGTACCTGAAGAACCTGAAGAGCCATTTGCTCCAGAAGTACCGCTAGAACCAGAACTACCAGAAGAACCTCTAGTACCTGATGAGCCAGAAGTACCTGAACTGCCACTAGATCCGGCTGTGCCAGAAGTACCGCCACCAACAATTAAAGATGCTTCAAACCAAGTTCCGCTTCCGGCAGAATTTATATTTTGAGATGTAGGATTACCTGTAAAAGCAGTAACTTCTACATAATCTGTTGAACCATTAAAATAAATTATAGCATCTATTTCTTGTGCATAACCTGAGCCAGATAGAATTTGGGTTTGATGTATCGCAACTTGGGTTGTTCCATTTTTCCTAAATTGGATATTGGTTTGGTTGTTAGTTACAGAACCAGCATCCCACCAAACTTGAGCATTAGTTATATAATAACCAGCAATAGTTGGTTGAATTTTATTAGAGGTTAACCAGTTATTAGGATCAAAGTCATCACCAAATGTTATAACAGTATCAGCACCATTTGGTATAGTTTGAGCACCGCCTTGTTTAGTACCTCTAACAACATAGTTAGATGCTACTAATCCTGTTGGTGAAGTACCTGATGTACCACTAGACCCACTCGAGCCATTAGCACCGCTAGTACCTGCAGATCCACTTGAACCTGATGTTCCAGCGCTTCCAGAAGATCCAGAAGAACCATTAGCACCGCTAGTACCTGCAGATCCAGAACTGCCTGAAGAACCGCTGGTTCCGCTAGTTCCTGAAGTACTTCCTACAGCTACTCCAACTTGTTTAGCATTTATTATAAGTGACGGTGCTAAAGGAATTAGAGGGCTAGTTTGGGCCCCAAGGGTAGTAACTTGTACATGATCACTTGGTGCAGAAAATACAAATTCTACATACTCATTAGCAACGCTAGAGGTTACTATATATGACACGTAAGGAAGCTGGTAAGAGCTATTGGCTACTAATGATATGGTAGAGTTGCTACCAGACACATTAATTCCATTTTGTCTCATCCATATGCTAACATCTATTTGAGAACCTCCCTGAGTTTTTTGTATTTGCCCAGAATAAGCTACTTCGTATATTCCTGGATAAGCAAATGTAATTCTTGAGCCTCCTTGTACAGTAATACCATAAGAATATACTGTATTATTGTATGTCCATACTGTAGGAGTGTTAGATGCGCTAACATTCTGAGTAGTAGTATCTATAAAACTTCCTACCCAGTTTGCTATACCGGCCCCACTAGATCCAGGAGCTCCATTTATTCCAGAGGTACCTGATGATCCACTTGAACCAGATGACCCTGAAGATCCAGATGAACCAGAAGTACCTGATGTTCCTGTACTTCCTGATGTTCCTGTACTTCCTGATGTTCCAGAAGTTCCTGTAGAGCCACTACTTCCTGATGTGCCTGTAGACCCACTAGAGCCAGAACTTCCTGAAGATCCTGATGTGCCAGATGAACCATCCGCCCCATTAGTTCTGTAAAATACGTTACCCGCCTGGTCTACAACTAAAAATAGATTTGCGCTAGCACTTATAGGTATATTTCTTAAACTTAGAGATCCAGTTATTCTTACGCTTCCTGTAAAGGTATGAGTGTCTACTATACTATCTCCAAATATGTTACTGCCACTACTGTATATTACTGAAGAAGATATGGTTTGTACTACTAAAGTATTAGCAAAAATACTTCCAGGAGTGCTTATATTTCCGCTAACATTTAAAGCTCCTGTTACATTAAAACTATTATTAACATACAATAAATTTATTGAAGCAGTTGCTGCATTTGGAGTACCGTCTGATAGTATTACTCTACCTACAGCGGGACTATTAATAGTTGTAAATCCTGTACCGCTAGAACCTGCTGACCCTGCGCTTCCACTAGATCCGCTACTACCTGAAGTTCCTGATGTCCCAGTGCTACCAGAACTTCCTGAAGACCCACTTGTACCAGTTGAACCTGCACTACCTGAACTACCGCTTGTACCAGATGATCCTGTAGAACCCGATGAGCCAGATGTACCTGTACTTCCTGATGATCCAGATGTTCCTGTAGAACCGCTTGTACCAGTAGAACCAGAAGATCCTGCTATGCCACTAGTTCCGGAAGTTCCACTAGAACCAGATGTGCCAGTAGAACCAGAAGAGCCGCTAGAACCTGTACTACCTGAAGAACCAGAGCTGCCAGAAGTACCTGTACTGCCACTAGATCCGCTTGTTCCACTTGTACCAGTAGAACCAGAAGAACCACTAGAACCTGATGTACCTGTTGTTCCACTAGTACCTGAAGTACCAGTTGTTCCAGATGAACCAGTTTCTCCACTGGTACCTGAACTCCCACTAGTGCCAGATGTGCCTGAAGAGCCAGAACTTCCAGAAGTACCTGAGGTTCCACTAGATCCTGATGAACCTGATGTTCCTGAAGAGCCAGAACTTCCAGAAGTACCTGAGGTTCCACTAGATCCTGATGAACCTGATGTTCCTGAGGAGCCAGATGTTCCGCTTGTACCTGAGGAACCAGACGTGCCACTTGAACCTGTGGAACCTGCGCTACCAGAAGATCCGGAAGATCCTGTTGAACCTGAGCTGCCGCTAGATCCAGAAGTCCCCGTAGACCCACTTGATCCAGAGCTTCCAGAAGTACCTGAGGTTCCACTAGATCCTGATGAACCAGTCGAACCTGAGCTGCCGCTAGATCCGCTTGTTCCTGATGTACCAGATGTGCCACTAGAGCCATCAGCTCCGCTTGTTCTATAGTAAAATTGTCCAGTTACAGGGTCTACTACTACAAAAGTTGTTGAGCCAGAATTTAAAGATAAATCTTTTACGCTTAAAGAACCTGTTATAAGTACACTTCCAGTAAATTGATGTGTATCAGTTATACTATCCCCAAATATATTACTACCGCTGCTATAAACTACTGAAGATGTTACATATTGTACTACTAAAGTAGTTGCATATATGTTTCCTGGGGTTACTATATCTCCACTAACATTTAAAGATCCAGTAACAGATAAAGTATTATTGTTATATACTAAATTAGCAGACGCTGTTGCTGCATTTACAGAACCATTTGATAAAATTACTCTTCCCGGTCCCGGATCGTGTATGGTATCGAATCCTGTTCCAGAAGAACCAGCTGTACCGGAAGTACCAGTTGTTCCAGAAGAACCAGCTGTACCGGAGGTGCCGCTTGTACCTGTTGTTCCGCTAGTTCCTGATGAACCAGTTGTTCCAGATGTACCACTAGTACCAGAAGACCCTGCTGTGCCTGATGTACCGCTAGATCCGTTAGCTCCAGAAGATCCTACGCCTCCTGATAAAGTGTATTGAAATTGCCCTGTAGAAGGATTTACTACTACAAAATAAGATGCACTAGAAGTTTGAGGCAAGTAACTGTTATATATGGCCCCTGATACATTTAAAGATCCGGTAATAGTTTGATCTCCTCTAAAAATATTAGACCCAGTAGTTGCTAAAGATGCAGACTTTGCAGAAAATATTGGATCGTTTTCTGGAAAAGATCCCGAAAATGAACCTGTAAAAGATCCTGAGAAAGATCCCGCAGTTACGGTATTTGTTACCGTTAAACTATTAAAATTAGCATTAGAACCATCTCTAGGTATCGGGATCCATGTAGCCATTTAAGCTTTTGATTTTTATTATAAACTTCCGTTAAATATAAATATCAAAAAGCCTAAAAAGACTCATTGCCAAGATCTATTACTGCATTGCTTCCTGTATCTGCAAACGTTCCTAGTCCTTGTATGAATATAGATCCGCTATATCCACTAGTAGACGCTACTACATGTTGAGAACCGCTTATTACTATAGCAGGTATAGAAGAGGTCTGGACAAATGTTGTTTGTCCAAAAACTGTCAATGATCCTGTCAATACAAAATTTCCTGATAGTTCTTTACTTATTTGCTTAGATCTAATTAATGCCATTTTATACAAATTTACCTACAGCTATTATCTCATCTTGAGTATCTAAAACATACCCTAAAGTACCTGTATCTATAGTCAAAACGGTATTAAGTCCTGACTCTACAAAAGAAATTATATGAGTTGAATCAACATATACTCCATTTACAAAAAACTTAAAATCAGAAACAGATGTAGCCGGTAAACCTGATCCTATTGGAGGCTGTTTAAAGGCTGTGTTTAAGAATGTAGCTGTGCTAGTTGTTGTAGAAGCTGCATCTGCTTTCTTTGTTTCTGATGTATTTAAATACAATAATATATCGGTAGTTGTTGTTGTGTTTGTTATATTTGTCACATTTACTCCTTCAGGTATGTAAGATGTCAATGCTTTCTTAGGTTTATTAGGCGCTTTAAACGTAACATTTTCTACATCTTGACTAGATGCTTCCATAGTGAATAAAACTTGCGCTTTAGACCTATATTTAAGCGCATTTGCAGCTAAGTGCTTGCCAATATTACTAGGAGTTAAGTATCCATTCATTGTTAGAGTGAACGTACTTACAAATCTTCTGTCAGACCCATCTGTAATTTCGTTAGTTATAGGAAAACTATCTACTCTAGCTTTAAAAAGAAATTTACCAGGCTCTCCCCAATAAGAATCAGCTCTAAAACTTATATCTTCAATTACTTTATTTATATCTTCGTAAAAAGAAGTGTAGATAGTACACGTGTAGGTCAAGGTATAGTAGTCAGGAACCACTACATTATAAAATTCTTTTACAGGAACTCTATTTGTAAGCACTGCAAAGTTATCATATTGGTTTTTTGTGGTATATTTTTTTTCATAAGTTTGAAATATATTTACAGTATTTCCGTCTAACTTATGACTTAAGTTTCTATTTCTCTCTAAATTATCTCTTCTTATAGTAATAATAGGCAGCATTATTCTACCTTCCTTATCTCTATAAACCCCATCTTTTTGTGCTGTTTTCCATCTTTCGGCATCAGCAAATATTACAGGGATGTTTTGTTTTGTCCCTTCATTTATAACATACGGTCTAATAACTTCCTGATAATAATACAATATAGCACTATCTATGTCTTCTAAACCTACAGATACATCTTTAAATTCTTCTCCCCTCATTGACACATCTTCCCCTCTTTTATACTCATGTATAGGAGGTTTTTGGACGTTGTCGTAGTTGGGAGTTATTAGACTGTTTAAAATCTCTGCCTCAGTCTTAGGTACATTTTTTATGACTCTTTTTTGTAAAGGCATATTATGTAGATTTTATAATATTTAACTTATTTACACCAGTAAGATGCGTCTTACATTTTATAGACCAAGACTCACCATACTTTTCTAAATCAGATTCAAGAGAGTATTCAGGATTTTTACCCATTACAAATTGATTTTCTATTACTAGATCAACTTCATAATAAGCCTCTTTCAAATATATTATATCCCCTACTTCCATAATTAAATTTATATCTATAAGATCCTCTCTCAAAAATCTAAATTCTGCCATTTGTCCTATTGACTTTCCGAAAGATTGGTCCTCTGATACCTGATCATCTATTGCGTAAAAACAAGCTATTAATATAGGCTGATCATACATTTTATTTTTAGACTCTCCGTATATGTTGTATTTAGTTTCTGATAAAGACAGTTTATAATACAGTATTTCCTCAGCGACTATTCTATTTACTACTTGTCTGCTGTGGTGTCTAAAAAATGATCTTGCTCTCGGTCCTCCGTAAAGTGCCATTAATCAGTTTTTACAAGGGTGTCTAATTTGGGAGATGCCGCAACTATGCCTGGAATATTATTTAGACCTTTTTCTTTATCAGACCTTACCATAGCATGCTTTATAAAATTTACATGCTTTCTAGGATCTTTATTAGTTATAAATTTAACTTCTACAGTACTGTATTCGTAGTCCTTTAGAGTTCTGTTTATTTTATCCAGTCTTTCGTCTCCTCTCAAATCTACAATAGTTACTGTAGGAATGCCTCTAACTCTTTCAACCGCCTGTACTCTATTTATTTTTCTTTTAAATTTTACAAAAAAAACACAAGAGTAGCTATAAAATGTTTTTTTTATAGACTCTTTTCTCTTAAATCTATAGTCACGATCTTCTAATATGATATCAATTAGTTTCACTATGCTATTATTATTGGCATTGGGAAATTTATAAAAGTCTCTCTCATCGTACTAGCTTCTTGAGATTTTTTCTCAAGTTGTTTTTGACGAGATGTGTCATCTAGTGTCCCTCTTAATTGTTCTACCAAAGCAGTTTTTTCTGCGTTTGCTTGATCAATTAATGTTTGTCCATTAATAGTAACTTCTGCTCCTGGAACAGGTATCTGGCTGTATACGCCTCGTATATTACCTAATGTTTCTTTTGTTACAGCTAGAGCATAATCAAATATCCATTTTTTAAATATGTCGTTTATTTGATTATAATTAATGTTATTATAAGGAACGTTACTTACGTTTGTTATCAATCCATTAGAAGGGTTTCTGTATACAGCACTCCTTTCTGATTTTTTAATGTATGTAAAAAACAATCTTTTATCAAAAGTAGGTATTGGGAATATTTTAAGCCTGTTATTTATAAGCTCAAAACTATAACCAGACTTTCTTATCTGATCATTAAACTCAATTGCTTGTATCTTTAAAACATCAAAGTATACAGGCATCAACATAAAGTTAATTCCAGGAGAAAATTGTCCAAATCCAAATGTCTCCATTAATGATTGAAGTCCTGTACCAGTTCCAGCATATGGATCAAAGTATCTTACTATCGCTGGAGGTGCTTCATAGAATATTCTTTTAATTTCTATGCTATCTCCAGGAGCTAATGATGCAGAAGCGCTAGCCCATGCGTTTAGATCGTAATGTTGTTTACCAGATATTAGGTCTATAGACCCAGAGTAGTAGTTTATATTACCTCCACTAGCAACTTCGCTACCATAATCAGCAGCTATTCTAAACATGTTATCAAAATTCGGTTGAATTAGAGTCGTGTTTAGTGCGCTACCTGTTGTATTTCCTTCTAGAGATAGGTAGTTCTCCCTTATTTTATACTCATATAGCTCCTTTCCATAAACAGCTACAGCATCTTCTAAAGAAGCATAGAAATTGATGTCTTGAAGTTCAATTTCCATAATTGGATAGCCTAATCTTCTAGCAGCAAACTTTACAAATTTTTGACCATCTACCTGAAATTCAGAATCGTTGTCAAAAAATCCAAAAGGGGTGTTTCCTGATACCGGAAGTAATGCTACATTAGCATCATAATATTGTATTTCTACTTGGCCAGCCATTATAATTCTTTATAAATATAAATATTACTAACTCCTGTATTGTTCAAATACAGAAAGCATAGGATCAACTATAGGATGTCTATGATTAGTTTGTAAGGTTATAATACTAAATCCCGGTATGTCTTTCATATGTTTACAAACAAAATCAAACCCTGAATCTTTTTTATTTCTTAAATCTATCTGGGCTGAGTCTCCACATATAATTATTTTAGAACCTAAACATAGTCTTCCCATTATTAATTCTAACTGATTTTCAGAACAGTTTTGTGCTTCGTCTATTATAACTATGCAGTTAGTAAAATTAAATCCTCTTAGAAATCCTACCGGGATTATTTCTATGAGTCCTTCTGTAACTATCTTTTCTATTTTTTCTTTACCGCATAATCTAAACATGTTGTCGTAAACAGGTGCAGTAAAGGGCGCCATTTTTTCTTCTTTGGTACCAGGTAGAAATCCTATCTGTTCTCCCGCTGTTATGGCTGGTCTTGCTATTATAATCTTCTCTACATCTTTTTTAAACAGCATATCTAAGGCTACTTGTGCAGCTAATAACGACTTACCGCTACCTGCTTTACCTCTTATTACTGCTATATCACTGTTTATTATTTTATCTTTGGCATTCTTTTGTTCCTCGTTTAAAGATATATTAAACTTTATAGGATTCTTTGGAACTCTCTTTGACTTAAAAACCTGATCGCTGTGATGATTAGATGACATAAACGCTTTTATATAAATATTTTAAAGTAAATAAAAAAGCCGGGACGAACCCGGCTTTCTTAATATTTAGATTCTCATTAGAATCCGCTGTTGAGGTCAGCAACTTCAACTTTACCGAAGAATTCGGAACGCAACATTTTCTTAGCGTACCTGGTCATAAGACCTTTTCTTGGTGTGAAAGTTTCTGGATCATACAACAATGGAGTCATGATCAATGGAATGTAAGGGGCAAATACCGCACCTGTTTCCAAGAACTGGCTACCTTTGTAAGCCAATAGGATGGTGTTCTCATTCATGTATGGGTTAACATACACTTTGTAACGGCTATTCAATTGACCAGCTTTGTGTGAACCCATTGCAAATTCTTCTTTGCTACCATCGGTATCAGCGGCATAGCCAGGGATAGATTCGATGATTGTTGCGATAGAAGGACCGCACATAAGTACGTTAGCTTGGCCACGCAAAGTCTTTTGGTGGATCTTACGAGCTACACCTTGGATCTTAGTACCAAGAGTGGCGAACCACTGACCTTGAGTGTTATAGTAACCACCAGAACCAGCTGCTTGTACGCTCCAAGTACCAGCTACCTTATTGTAGAAGGTGTTTGCAGCAGCAGACCAGTAGTCTGTAGTGTTAGCGTTTTGGATCAACATGTCGATGATTTCGAGGTCGATCTCAAGAGAGATATATTCTGACAGAGTAGAAGTTAACTCAGCTTCAGCATCAAGAGACTGGTATGCATTCAGGTCTTGGCTGAATTCCGGAGTCCACTTTGCTTTTAACTTTCTAGTTTTAGCAACTACAGCCTCAGAACGAAGTTCAACGTTGATCTCAGGGATAGCGTTAGAACCAGTCAAAGGAGATGATGCTGCATCTTCGAAGTCACCACGGCTGTTGTCAGCTGGTTGCTTCTGATAGAATACTACGCCAGAACCAGAACCCAAGTTCAATTGACCAGCAGAGCCAGATACAATGAAAGAAAGGGTATCGTTAGAAGCGTAAGAAGTAAATTCAGCAAACAAGTTGCTTTCGTTTACACCACTACCAGTTACGATGAAACCACGTACAGCGTTGATGTCGAGGTTAGTCAAAGAACCGCTAGCAGAAGTTACTGACAACTTACGAAGTCTACCAGCAGCAGCAGATGCACTGTAGATAGAGTTGAAGTTAACGTCAGCAGCAGATGCTGTTGTGATAGTGTAGTTTACAGATGCAGAGTAGTTGTTGATTGAGTAACCAAAATCTGCGCCGTAAAGACCACCAGAAGGATCAACATCTTTTACATTTGTAGTACCGTACATGCTGTCACCAGATGTGAAACGGTTTTGTTGAGCTGTACCAGGACGGTTGTTACCATACTTGAATTCTAAGAAGAATACAAGACCAGCAGGTAAAGTCATTGGTTGTACGCTAACGAACTCTTTAGAAGAGATTTCAGCGAAGATTTTACGAACCAATGGAAGAGCTACACCAGCCCATTGCTCGCCAGCACCTACGGTGAATGTTCCACCAGTACCAGTTTGTGATTGTTCTACGAGAAGCTGCTTAGCTTGGTTCTCAAGGATGATAGACATCCTTTCTCTACCATAGGCCTGGTTCTTAAGGTCGTTACCTTCAAGAAGACCCGTAGCTTCCCACTTCTTTACTAACCTTTGCGCCTCAGTCATCTGAGATGCGTACGGGTTAGAACTTTCGAGGAGAGATTGTACGTTCATTTTTTGTTTTTTTTATTTTGTTTTTTTATTTGATAATACCAGCGAGTTTCTGCCACCTAGATACTTGCGCATCAGCATCAGTAATCACGCCTTCATTTATAACACGCTTAGTTGAGGTACCGGCTGCCTTAGAAGCAAATCCCATAGACTCTTTAAGACCTACTTTAGTATTGTCGTTCTTAACGCTGAAAGCTTGATCTAAAGATTCATGTACAATTTTAGCTTCTTTAGTTGTGCTAGCTTTGTCAAATGCGCTAATAACTTTTAATTTTTGTTGTTCAGAAAGATTGTACTTACGTAAAATCTTATTTAAGTAAAGAAGTTTAGCGTTGATCAAGTTAGTTTCGTTAACTTTTTGAGCTAACTCAGCAGCTTGACGCTTGATTTCTTTAATTTCTTCTACTTCTGCACCTTTTTCTTCTGCTACACCTTTTGCATTACGAAGTGCGTTGGCAATTACTTGAGCATTACTCTGCATCTTTTGAATTACGTCGTCACCAATTCCTATTTTCTTCAAAATTGGAGTTAATAATGCCATTAAAACGCCTTTATCTTCACCCTCACCTACATAAGATTTGTCATCAGACTCCTCGTCTTTAGCTTCTTCCATTTCTTCTTCGAGATCACCTTCCATTTCAGCAAGAAGTGCAGCGATGTCGATTTCTTCGTCTACTGATTTTTCATTATCATCGTCTCCATTTTCTTCTTCAGAATCATCATCGTCAGAATGGCTTTTCTTACCTTCTTTTTGTGGCTCCATGTCATCATCACCCTCGTCTTCAACTTCCATTACTTCCTTCTTTTCATCATCGTCATCACTGTCATCACCTTTTTCACCTTTTTCAAGTTCAGCTATGATTTCATCAAGATCGAAAGCTTCGTCAGCGTCACCTTCTATGTCTCCTTCAGCTTCTTCTTCCATACCGTAGCCTTCATCATCACCTTCTTCTTTCTCCTGCTTTTTCTCTTCCATTTTTTCTTTATCAGGGTCCATTTCTTCGTCGTACTCTTCTTCAAGATCGTCAGCTTCTTCTGATAAACGAGCGGCAAGCATTGCCTTAACTTTAGAATCAAAAGCTTCGTTTAAACTAGCTTTTGCATTCTCAATAGCCATTTTTTTGATAGCATCCGCTTCTGCGATTGCTTCTTTGAGCAAATTTGTGTTCATTTTTCCTTAAATTTTTTTTTGGATTTACGCCTATTAAAGAGGTGTAATAGATTTCTTTTTATTCAACTCTTTATAAGAAAAAGAGTATTAGGCGAATATGTCTACAATAAATATATAAAAAAAGTAAAAAAAATATATTTTATATAAATTTTTTACTCTTAGCAATGACAAACCCCTGTATTATTACAGATAAGGTCTTTTATAATAGTATCTATATTCTGAAAAGATTGTGTCATTTCGTATCCTTCTTTCAAGGTTAAATTAGCCCCTTGTGTAGATTCAAAAGATACTAAATCAAATGTCAACAATTTAAAATCGTCATTAACTACTACAGTTCCATCGTGAGATTCTTGAACACTTCCCATACCTCTAGAGCTAATCCCTACTGGAATTCCTCTACGAAGTAGCCCTGCAGCGATTCTACCTGCTGGGAACTCATCTCCATCTAAAATCTCAATATCTCCCATAACATCATCTCCTTTCCAGTAAATGTTTACTATATTATGAGATACGTTTTTAAGGTTAACCACATTAGAATCGCTATGATCTAGCTCCCCTAAAGCACGGTTTTGCTTAACCATGTTGCTGTTATACTCTTCTATTTCTTTGCGCAGTACTCCTTCAGGATACACCCTACCATTCCTATTTTTAGCATTAGCCCTTTGTATGACTACATTCTTAATAATCATCTTCTCACCAGGCTTGTAAGCCTCAGTAAGCTTTATAGGACTTATATCTAACTTATAATATTCTGTAAGTACTTGCATGTTATATATAATTATCTATATTTGTTCATTTGTCTATCGGATATTACCTGTAGTGCTTGTAGTATTTTACTTTTAGGATCTATATCTTTTCTAGCTCCTTTTTCTGAGGCTTTTTGTATAAACTTTACTATTGTTTTTTCTACGTGACCTAAATTAGGATTTTTTTGTATTCCTTTAGACAATGTTCTATCTCTCATGTAATCACTAGCTAACTCTTCAGCATTTTTAAGCTGCTGGTCCATTGGGACATTGTCATCAAACATAGAGTCTATTTCTTTTTCGTCAGCCTCAGCCACTCTACCGCCTCTCATAGTCAATGTATTTGGTTCAAAAGGACGTGCCATTTGAGATCCTAATGGACTATCAGCCATATCATTTAAATCGTCAGGACGAGCTATTTCATAGCCTTTAGGGGCATATGAATTAAATATACTAACTCCTTCATCTCCTAATTCATGAACAAGTTTACTTACAATAGCGTGTTTTTCTGATCCGTTAGATCTTACATAAGGATCCTCACTATCTTGAAATCCCCATTCATATTTTTTCATGTATTCTTCAAGACGCTTTTTTTTTACTTCAGGACCTTGTACTCCAATGTACTGTCCTAGTTCTGATTCTTGAATAGCTTTTCTAATACGTGTACGGATGTATGCCTCTAGTTTAGAGTCTGCTTTTGGTTTCTTAAATGCATTGTCTACTATAGTTTTAAGAGGCTCTAAAACATCATTAACTTTGTTAACTTCGTTAGGTTTATTTATGTCTTTAATAAAGACTCCATTTGATGAACTACCATCAAAAATAACTTTTGACCCACCTTTTAAAGTTATAGTTAATTTTTTGTCTTTTAAAACAGCTTCTACAGCGTCTCCTGTAACCTGTGCCACTTTGTCGAAATCATTTGGATCTGATTCTATCACAAAAGAAACCTGTGTTTTTAACTTAGCTTCGTCTTCTTTGGAAAGTTCTTCTTTTACATTTTTTTCTGATACGTCACTTTTTCTAGTTAGATTTATTCCGTATTTAGGTAGATTTATTTTACTAACAGTAATATAATTAGTAGAACCCAAACTATTCTTAAGATCATCTGCTTCTTTTTCTGTAGGAAATCCTTTAATAACACGTTTATCAGCTTTATTTACTACAAAGTACAAAGCTGGTCCTCCTTTTTCTTTTTCTTTTTCTGATTTTACAGGTTCATTTAATGGAACGGGGCTGTTTACTTTTAAAACTCCTTTTACAGTATCGTATATTGTGTTTCCAGTGTCTTTAGATATGCCTCTTTTTTTCTCCATTTCAAAATCAAATGAAGGTTGTTTTTGAGCCCCGGCGTCTATTTTAAAATCAGGAACAAGTTTTTTAATCCTACTTAAAGGCATGATTAAATCTTCGCTTTTTTTGTCTCCTATTTTAAAATTAACGCTATACACTTTATCCCCAGGTTGCACCTTTCCTACTAATGCCGCTACGTCTTTTGGATTTGTAGGATCAAAATAAGAATCATCGGCTGTTCTAACTTTCTTTTCTCCTGAAAGGCTTCTATACCCTCTTAGTTTCTTTTCTGCATCTTGTGTTTTAGGTTCTTCCCCTTTAGTAGGTTTATTTTTTTTATACTCTTCTTCCGGTACTATAGACTCCACTCCACTTAATTTTGGAGTTCTTGAAAGTCTTTCAATATTCTCAGCTTGTCTTTTATCTAAAAACACTTTGTATATTCCAGGTGCATATTTAGACACTTTACCTGAATCATACCTTTTTGCTAGATCAAGTGCAGGTGCAGTAAAATTTCCTTCATCATCAGTAGCAAGAGTTACTGCGTAGTATTGTTTTTCCCTTTTTTGTATATCTTCAGATATTCTTTGGCTGCTTTTCATTTGTTTCATTTTATCGTACGCGTATTTAATTCTATTATATAAATCTGGATTTTCTGTAAAACCCTTTATATAATTTTTTATATCTTCTATTATCCTGTCTGTATCTTTTTCACTAACGCTGAGATCTAAAATAGATTTTAAAAAATCTATCATTTTATTATAATACTTTTTATGAGATAATTTTTTATCTTCTTCATCTCTGGTATCGTCTACAGAATCAGAGTAGTTTTGTATTATATTCCTTAGTGTAGATACATTATTTCGATCAGTTATAAAACTATCAACTTTGCCTTTTGTCTTACTGTCAGTTTTTTTTGTAGGAACAGCAGGTTTTTCTTTTTTCACATCAGCACTTGCCGATTTTTTTGGATCTTCGGTTGTACTATCGTCTTCACTCCCAGAATAATAGTATTTTTCAAAAGCACTATATAATTTCGGTCTTTCTAGTGCAGTTTCTAAACTACTAAGTACTGATTCTTCAAACTCCTCATCACCTTTTGATTGCGCTTTTACAAATTTCCTTATTTCATCAGAAAGATTTTTTCTAACCTCTTCTTCTTTTTTAGCAGCTCTTACTCTTTCTTCTTGTGAAGAATTTAAATTGTATTTAGTTGCAAAATTTACTATAAGACTCTTTATATACCTTTGTATTTCTTGCCTTAAAAAAAATTCAGCAATTTTTAATTTTGCCGGTCTTATATCAGTAGGATCTTTTCTTTTAAGTTTTTTAGCTCTTTCTATATCTTCTAAATAAGTTAAATAATCCAATAGAGACGTATTTCTAACCCCTATCCCTTTTTCATATACATCTTGAAGAGGTACCAACTCCAGTCTATGCTCTTCTGGTAATTTTTTGTTAGTTTCCTCTAATTGATCTTTTGATAAATAAATAAAATTTTTAGTTGCAAATTTTTTAACAACATCAGAACCTTTCGCTCCTCTTTTATATTCTTTAGTTGATGTATAATATATATCTTTGCTATGTTCAGGTTGATCACTAGGTACTATAGAAGCAGCTATTTTATAATTATTTTTCAAACTATCATATTCTGCCTTGGTCAGCTTTCTATATATTACATAGTAATGTCTTTTTTGATTGTCAACTATGTTTTTAAAAGCTATTTCATGTACCCTTCCTTCTGAAAAAGAAGACTTTGTGGAAGGGTAAGTGTCTATTGTCCTTAAAGGTACTTTTGAAGCAGACGCTGTTTTTAAAGATTTTATTTTATCTAAATCTTCTTTTAAACTATATAATATTTTATCACTAAAAGTCATTGTTATTATTTTTTAACAACTTTCTTTTTAGGTGCATTTTTCATCTGATTTTCCTTATCCTTAAAATTTTTCTTTTTGACTTCAATAGGAAGATCAGCACGATTTTTCTTTTTAGCTTTATACTCAATCATATCTAAACGAGTATAATAGTTTGGATCCTCAGCTAAATGATCTAAAGCAATTTCTTTAGCTTTATCTATATCATCAGTATGCTCAAGTTCATGTTTCCATCCTTTAGTAAATTCGTAATAGTTAACTTGATCAGGAGTTAGTTTATCACCTTTTCCTCCTTTAAGCTTTTGTTTCTTACCCTCAGTAAGAGACTCTTGCAATGATTTAAAAGCACTGAAAAAGTTATACCCTTGCTTTATTTCTGACTTTGATTCTGCGTCCCACAAGTGTCCTTTTCCTTTTAGTTTAGACACTGTGTCGTCATAAGACATTGTATTGGTAATAGAATCCTGATACATAGGATTTCTTCTTACATGCCATAAGAATTCAGATTTAGACATCTCTTCTTTTAACACTTTTTGATATAATTGCTGTGTTGTCATTTTATAATCCTTTTTTAAAAAGTCTTTTATATTCGGAAGCTAAGTCGATAGACTCAGCCCATTTTCCTATTTTTTTAGTTACAAGTATTCCTTTTTTTCTTTTAGCTTTTGTACCTCCAGCTCCACCAAAAGCATACTTCGTTGCTACTCCCTCACCGTCTCCAGGAGTAACATGTCCTTGATCTGCTGCAGGAGCTCCTCCCCCAGTAGTAGACATTTCTTTTACTTTATTTTTTGGTATTTTCGAGTTCTTTTTCAAGTTGATAAAAATATAATAAATTTTCTAACTCTAAATCAGATACTAATCTTCCAGAAGGTACAGTCCTTATTATGTTTATTACTTCGTCTAATTTAATCTTTCTTACAGGATCCGATATATTTTTAGACAAACTAGATAACTTTGTTTTTAGCCTGTCGTATTCTTCATTTACGTACTCCTTAAAAGATTCAGGAGTTGATATATCGCTTATGTACCTTTTTAAAAGTTTCTTTTGGCTTTCATTTAAATCAGCGTACTTCTCATTAAACTTCTGAATCATTAATTTGTACACAAGAGCCTTGGTACCTTTATCATAACTAGCAAATTCTGCTAATACAGGATCCACATCCTTAGTCTTATGGCTAACACAAATGTCTTCCATTATGGAAAACTTGTATTTAATCTCAGATTCTGGGTCTATTTTATCGCTTTGGTTTACTTCGAAAAGCATGTACACAGAAGCAAGAGTTTTATAATTTTCTATTTTAGTTTTAAAAAAATCTTCTAAATTATAATTTTCTTTTATCTGAGATATTAGCTCGTATTTTTGTCTTGCCAATACGTTTTTATTGATCTTTTTATGTGCTTGTAAAGCAGTATCAATTACTGTATTTGCCTTGGCTTCAGATAAGTTCTTGTTTGAAAGCAAAGCTTTGTATATACGGTACTCTTTGGCAATAAGAGTATCGTTGAAATTCTTTTTAAGAATATCCACAGCTTTAGACTCCTTATTATTGAGGGTATCAGTAGTTATCTGCCTGATTAACAGCTCAAAAAGCAGTCCCGTGTTTCGAAGTTTATTATGTTTAAGCTTCATTGTATATTGATCTTCTATAAATATTACTAAATATCTTCATTAAGTATGTTACTCTCGTCTAAAAGCTGAGATTCATCTCTTTTTTCTTCAAAAAGGACTATTTTCTTCTTTCTTTTAGTTTCCAACCCCTTTAAAGAGGTTTCTAACTGGAATGTGCTTATTTTATCCTTCCTAGTCTTGTCAAACGGAGTTTCAGGTTTCATACCCTTCGATCCTAAAGGATCTCTTCCAAAAGCAGACTTGTCTGTTTTGAATATAGAAGCTTTCTCTTTAGGTCTTCCAACAGGGTTTTTTTCCATTTCATCATATCCATCAGGCACATCAGAACTAGGCTTCTCATCATTACTAGAATAAACAGAAGCAAGGTCATGAGGAGTTCCGTAAGATTCTCCAGAAAGTGCTGGATCATTACCTTCGTTTTCTATTTGATTGTAGCGGAATGTTCTCTTGACATCTTCTACTATTAGATCTCTTTCTTGGTTGAGTTGGTCTTCAGACATTTGGAATATCTTATCCCCAATCCAATCACTAGAGAATATCTTTTTATCCATTATATCACCAGCAAGGGATACTTTTTCTTTCAGTAAAGCTATCTTCTCTTGTTCGTATATTATAGAAGGATTGTTTAATTCTAATGCAAAATTTAGTAAATCAGCATCTTCAAATCCTTGTACATATAAATGAATTATAGCTATTTTTTCTAGTTCACTGATTATAATTCTTTGTAATCTTTCTATCGTTCTACTAAACCTAACATCTAAAGCACTTATGGTAGACTTTCCATTGAGTTCATCAGAGTAGTTTAAGAATGATTTAGGAACCTTTAGGGAACCTAGCATGAGATCTCTAAGGAATTCCACGTCTTCTATACCAGCGTACTCTAATCCTTTAGTAGTATCTATTTTAGTAGTGTTGTCTCCAGGACGTACAGGAATATAAAAATCTTCCAACATGTTCTGTACGTTGAACTTCAGGTTATAATCCCCTGTCTGATTATCTACAAATGGAGTTTTTTTCATTCCATTAATAGTCTGTTGCACAAACGCATTAACTTCATTAGGAGGTATATTACCTACGTTGATGTAGAATACACGCTTCTCAGGAGCCCTCATAATCCTATGCAAAAGCATAGCATCCATCATGAGAGTATATTGCTTAAAATACTTCCTTGCAGGCTCTATGTAAGATCTACCAAATGGCAAATAATTAGTGTCTGTTAGTAATCTAAAATGCGCTATTTCAAAATTCTCAAAAGCCTCTTTATTTCTAGTAGATGTGTTCCCTCCAGCAACAGCTACAGGATCGTACACAAATCTAATGTATGATGGGTTGTTTGGGTCCTGTCCTTCTTCTCTTATCATATCATAAACAGACAGAGGACTAACATTATATACCCCGTATTTTTCAGCGATATCCAGCTTAAGAAAGAAATCTCCGTATTTACACATAGATCTAATCCACATAGGCAGATTAAATTCAATGTTTAACACTTGATAAAAAAGGTTGTATAAAATTTTTTGTATATTTTCATTACTACTTCTAATCTTGAGAACCTCATTAGTTTCTCCTTTTAGAGTAGCTTCTTCACATAGGATGTCTAAAACAGAAGATATAATACCATCTGTGTCCATAGCCTCATAATCTGCATACAACTGAAGTCTAAGTGTTTGATAGTTTAAGGTAGGGTTAAATTGCATCCTTTGGCCTGCCTTATGAAGCCTGGTAAATCTATCTACAAGAGAGTTGGTTTGTAATTGACCAAAAGACTGTATTCTTTCTACATCTGCCACCTTCAATTGCTTACCTCCAACATTGCGGATAACCACATCTGTTGAGAATAAACGTTTGAGCCTCGGAAATAAACTTTTGTCTACTGGCATTTATTTTTGAATTTACAGTTTAATATATATAAATATTGATTTTTATTGTATTAACCAAGTAATATCTTCCGGTCTTCCATTCACATTAATCTGATATGGGTTTTGGAATTGGTTTGGATTTTGTCCTTTGTTAGTGTTATACGTGCTTCCCCTTGATATATTATTTATCAATGCTTTTTGCAAATCTATCCCTCTAGATCTATACTCAACAGCACTATCTCTTAGATAAAGTCCTATGGCGTATGCCATAACACAATCATCATGATATCCTGTTTGAGCTATAGGTTTACCATTCTTCCATACAAAGGTAGACATTTCAGATGACAATCTTCTAGAATTTAAAGATATGCTATGATCTCTTACATATTGCTTAAATGATAGTAAAACTTCAGGTCTTGTTTTTGTAGAGGTCGTAAAACCTGGGGTCATTTTACTGGTATCGTAGTCGTAAATTTTGTTTATATACTGTGCTACGTTAGTGGTATCTCCTTTAGGGGAGTAGTATATATTATTATAATTAAGCTCCAAAACATCAGATATTGTTGCATGTCCTAAACCTGTGTTTTCTACTATTAATAAAGCTGAGTTATACTCTGTAGCCGTAGCAACTGCGAATTTAGAGAGGGACTTGGTGTCCATATCCCCTTTATACTCTGCTACTTGAGATCCAGTAAATACATCTATAACTTCAATAACTGATGCGTCTGATCCATCTCCCTTAGCAGTGTCTACAACCACCATGTACGACCTTTCTGGTACAGGATACTCCCATATCCAATAGTCTTTTTTAGGGCCTCTCATTTCAATAGCATCTTTAGTCCTCTGTAAAAAGTATTCTAGATCTTCTGATTCAAAATACGTATCTCCAGAAGATATAAAACTGCAATCGCACTCTTGAGCTGCCAACCTTTTCCCTAATTCTTTATCCTGATCCTCCCTCCATTTTTGATTTCTAGAAGGGTGAACATTCCAAGGCAATCTTACTGGTATAAAATTATTTTCTTCTGATTCGGCTCCTACCCATTGTTGGTGAAACCACTGTCCAACTCCATTTGGAGTTGATAAAACTATGGCTCTACCTCCTGTAGCAAGTGTTTGTTGAGCTGATCCCCAAAGATCTTCTGCATTTTCTATGAATGCAGCCTCATCTAATACAAGCACATTGGCTGTATAACCCCTGGCACTCTCAGAAGCTCCAGAAGCTGCTTTTATTTTAGATCCGTTTTCTAGTATTAAACTAAGTTTGTTGTCTTCTAAAGCCCCCACTTTTAACCAACTTGGAAGCTGTGCATAAGCAAATCTAACCTTATCTACAATATTTCTAGCTTTTTCTTGTGTGGGAGCTAATGCTAGTATAGATTGATCTTTTTTGAAGATCATTAACCATAAAGCATACGCAGCAGTTAAAGTAGTTATACCAAGCTGCCTAGACTTTAGAATAAGGGTTCTATCATGTTTGTTTAAAAGAAATAATAATTTTTCTTGAAATAGATAAGGGGTAAACAGCATCCTGCCTTCTGAAGTTTGTATATAAACAAACTTTTTTAGAAAGTATACAGGGTCAGCAGCGCACTTGAGATATTCATCACGAATTATCTCTTTAATTGATTTTTCACTGGACATATTACTTGACAATCAAAAAACCTATTGATATAACTAAAAGACCCATAATAGTCTTTTTTGCTAGTTTTTGTCTTTTTACTTGCTTCTCTAATTGTTTAATAGTAGACGTATATGCTACTTCTTTTTTATCTTGTAGATCTACTATACCTTTAAAAGCCTCAATTTGGCGGTCTTTGTAGGAAATTATAGAATCCTTGTAAATTTTTTGATTACTTAGAGTATCTATGTTTTCTAATAGAATAGACCTCTCTTGCTTAAGAGCGTCTGAATGTATTAAATCTTTTATTACTTTTTTAGCTACAACTTTATGTAGCTTTAAAGTATCACTGTTGGGTACTGGCTGAGTCTTTATAACGGTTTGAGAAGAAGCGCTCAAGCTCGTCAATATCGTAGCTATCAACAGAAAGTAAATGTACTTCATATTCTTTGTATATTTTTTTGATTTTACTTTGGTTCTCTTCTAATTGCATTTCTGCTCTGTGTACTTTATCCACAAAAATATCTACCTGCTCTCTATAAGCATTTATAGAATCTTCCTTAAGTTGTATTTGGTCGTTTAGCTCTTTTACAATTTGTTTATACTCTAATTCTTTTTTTACACTAGATCTATAAAAAATTATAGCGGCTCCTACAAATACAAAAATAACTAATATAAGAGTCTTTTTCATATTATTTAATTGAATCTTCCCAAAATCTAAATAAAATATTACCTCTAAGATAAGCATCTTTTTCCATTTCTAACAAATGTTTATCTTTTTGTGTGTATCTAGGATCTGATAAGGATTGCAGGTTTGATAAATTAAACTTACCAGCTAAGTTTTGATTATGGTGTATTAACTCATGGGAGTAGCTTCTTAAAACATCTTTTATATGCCTTCCTGCTACAAATAGAGTTACAGACTTTTCTCCTGGATTATAATATGCAGTTTTACCAAAAGGATCCATAGCATATTCTTGACTGTTAGATATAACTACAGTAGGGTAAGGCATTATTTGAACTCCGGAATTTTGAATCCACTCAGCTAAATTAAGCAAATATGGGACAATATTATGCCCAGAAACCATTACCTGTTGATTAATATTTTGGTATTTCGTTAAGTCCATTATGCTTCTGGTTCTGGTGTTTCCTCTTCTTCTGGAGGAGGCGGTGCTTCTTCTCCTCCCTCTGCTCCTCCCTCTGCGGGAGCTGGTTCTTCATCTGGCTCTGGTTCTTTTGTTATAGCATTGGTTTTTAATAATATGTTTATTTGATCCAAAGCTTGTTCAAACTCGGACCTGTTAACAATATCGTACTTTTTTCCGTTTGCAATAACTTGAAAAAGATCAGATTCGGCAAAATCTTCAGGATATTTTAATTCTAGAGGGCTAGGATTATATTTCAAATCAAAAAAGTTTCCATTAGGAAACAGTACTCTAAAAGTAGTTGGTTTGTATGATATACATCTTATATCCGATATAATTTCCCTAAGCTGTCCTATTGACTTTTCGTTCTTTTTATTTTGAGTAGTCAATAATTTTATTAAAGTTCTAGTAATCTTTGGGGATTTAGACATTATTTTCTCCAAATTAGACTCGTTTTCAATTGGAGTTATTTCTGTCTCTTCCCACAGTTTATTCCTAAATATTTCGTAAAATCTTAGTTTCATTATATATAAATATCTAATCTTCTTTAGATTTGGTTTTTTTAGGTTCTGCTCCTTTTCTAGGTTCCCACCAGTTAGTACAATACTCATTTGGATCATAAGGAATTGAATCAGTTCCAGCCCATTTTTGATAGTACTCACTAATACAGTGGTATTCTTCAGATTTATCTTTATGAACCCACCATTTACAGTTTGCACAGCAAGATCCTCCGTAAGGAACTTTTAGCCCTGCTTTATGGTTTTCTGGGACTTCATAAGGCCCTCCTCCGTATTCTTCTAGTAATTTTAAAAACTTTATCATACTTTTAAATAATTGTTTAATACTCCGCCTATTGCTGACATTTCTAGCTCTAAATCGACAAGTTGTTTATCAGTTAATTCTTTCTTTCTATTAGAATAATCTACTCCTACAATCCCAACAAACTCATCTTTTATAGTATATAAAGGAAAAAGGTAGGTACTTTTAACATTAGCTCCTGGGATTACGGAAGTAAATCCTTCAAACTGTTTATTCTCTATTGATGTGTCTGGTATAGATATTACTTTACCTTTATGTAAAGTGTTTATGGATTTGCTAAATAGACTTACCGGAATATTTTGAAATTGATGCTGACAAGGAAATACTCCTGTGGATAGAAGTTCGTAAACTAAACTAAACTTTTGAATTGATTTTCCCGTGGGATAAAAATTACCTCCATTGTGAAACTGAGCTAACCACACCCTATCTGCGTGTGACTGTTCTTTTACAGTCTCTAACTTAACGTTTATAGTCTGATTAACAGCTATAGACTCCGATAGAGGATCTTTTTTCTTAGGAGAAGCCCACAACTTAACGTAGTGAACTGCTATGGGGCCTATTATAGAAGTCGTGACAGCGGTTATTATAGCCACTATTAGTTCGTTATTCATTTTTTTGTATATATTATTACAAACTTTTTTTCATTTGAGTTAAACATAAATAAAGTTTTATTACGATCTATCTTATTAACTCTAATAAATTCCATCATTGTTAATCTAGCTGCGGATTCAGTTTCCGCTGCTCCTAATTCTATTTTAATATCATTTTCGCTAGCATTATCGAAATTCTTATATTTTACTTTGTCAAGAAAATCAATATTATATCCCTCTTTTTCAAATCCTTTAACTACTTTTTCAATAATGCTTTTTGCAGCTACTTGAGATATAGATGTTGGTGTTGATGCTTTAGAAGCATCTGGTGTTCCTAAGAGACTGATTAAAGAAATACCAGCAGCAGCTAGCCCCTGTTTTAAATTCATTTCATCTAAACTTTCTGTCTTTTTATCCTTTGTTCTTGATTTAAAAGAAACTTTTGCTTTATTTGTATTTGAAACAAACTGCTTTCCTTTTTTGGATGCTGCTACTTTCTTTTTAGAGGTAGCTGCTCTTTCTTCTTTAGACAGACTTTTTGCTTTAGCTAAAGGTAGACATCTTGTAGTAGGTTTACCTTTTTTCATAGTTCCACATTTACCTGCTATGTTGCCTTCAGTATCTATTCTAACCCACTTTTCTCTTTTAAACCAACTATGTAAACTGCCTTCTTCTAACTCTTCTACTTCTTCTTTTTTTACTTTTTTCTTTTTTTTTCCTATCCCTCCCTTACAAACCTGTACAGCTCTTCCCATTAAGTAGGCTGAATGTTTTTCCCCAGCAGCTTTTCTACGTTCTGCGTAGGCTTTTCCTTTTGGACAAAGCTTTTCATACAACAGTTCAGTATTCTCCTCTTGCCCACAACTTTCACAGTTCATGGCCTCCAGCTCTTCTAAAAGCATTTTTTTTAATATATCCAAAAGCTTCATTACTCAGCAGATTTAATAGCTTGAGATACCGCAGCAGCGTAGTCTTTACCTGTTAAATTCTCCTTTCCCCCTTTCTCTTTTTTCATTGCTTTTATTATCTCTTCTTTCTTCCTTTTTTCAGGCTTAGTCATTTTTTTTTCATCTACAGGCTGTATCATTTCTGACTCATCCTCGTCTTCTTCTTCCTCTTCATCATGCCCTCCTAACTCATGGAATCCTTGAGCTGCTTGATCTATAAAGTTTTCTGCATTAGATATGTGGTCTTGAATCCATCCTGGTAGGTTCCTCTCATCATCTCCTAATCTATCCATTAATTCTACGCAAGATTGAATGATAGATTTTAAACTATTGTGAGCCATCGATACTTCATGGTCCATACCATCAGATCCTTCTTTAACTCTTTTAATATTCTTCCACATTGCTGCGGCTGCTACTTTCTTTCCTTTCTCTTCAGATCCGTACTGCTTAGCAGCTTTTGCAGCTATTTTTTCAAAGCCTTTACCTTTTTTGCCTATGTCTCCACCTGCTTTTGCTTTCTTTGCAACATCAGATTTTTGCTTTTTTGTAAGTCCGGCAGAAGGTTTTTCTTTTTTTGCCTCTAATATAGCCTCTTTAAAAATTTGGGAGAGATTCATTTTTATATAATTTATAGATATAAATATTTAATTTTCCAGTCTTTCTTTCATTTCTTTAAGACCTTCTTTCCATTTATCAACAAGTTTATCTTTGTCCAGACCTCCTTCCCACTCTTCCACATCTCCTTGTTCCGTAACATATGTTTCTTTTATGCTAGTTTTTGCAAACTCTTCTATAAACTGTTCTGCCTCTTCTATATGGGTTATAATGTTTTTAGTAACCATATTTCTAGCATACTCTTCGTACTTTCCCTCCATTTTTAACTGTGTTTCCATGCTAATTACGCAGTTAAAACACATCCCATGTAAAGGGTACATTTTCTTATCTAGAGGGTTTTTAGTAGGCTGAGAACACTTTGGACATAATAAAGGTATTCTAGTTAGTTTTTTTATCCTATCTAACTTTGTTACTGTTTGTTTTATACCATCTTTTATAGTCCAAGTCTTATCTCCCTCTTCCCAAACATCCCCTTCTAAATGATCTTCCGTTTGTTTTTCGTAACCTACTTGTACTCCGGTAGCATCTCCATATTTTTTGGTAATGATGTTTCTCAGCCTTTGTACGTCTCTTTCTCTAAATTCTTTCTTTAACTTTGTGTCTGACATAACTATATGTTTTTATTTTATCATCTCATACGAGTTGTAATCTCCTTTTGTACTCTTTCCTATTACTCTAGCTTTACCTTTTCTTACTAAACTGTCCCAAAATCTAACACCGTCAGATGTTAGCAAATTGTCAGACTTAAGTGTTCTTCTTATATTTTTATACACATCGTCATTGACTGCGGTGTATAGCATGTTAGCATATCCTTTACCTCTAATTAAAGGATGTGTTTCGGAACCGTAAACTTGTCCTGTTTTATTATAAACAGTAACTCCAGCTATTATTTTGTTATTTGCTATAAGTAGGTAGTATGTTAAATTACCTGGGAAATCTCCTTTACCTATCTTCATATCAACATCCTTATTTGCATTAAGATCTGCAACTACATCTTTTATGTCATAATCCTCAAATCCATCAAACTTTGATATATCACCAGTATATTTTTCTATAGGCAATGCCATTTCAAGTAATATATCTAAAAGTTTAATCACAGTTTTTTTACTCTTATTTTTAAATCTCCTGTTCCTTTTATTGTTCTATGCCACTGTCCCATTGGTATGTGTATTTGCCCCTCTATTTTTATAGGAAGCTCATTCTCCCTTTGAAACATCCAATCAGTAGGTTCTATAGGTTCTACTATTCTATCTTCACGATCTCTATGCCAAACCATCTCTCCAGACTCTACATCACTTTTAAAAACCCTTTCATACCAACCTTCATTATAATTTTCCGTATACGGCTTACTCATATTCTACCAATATCCTGTAAAACTAGATTTTAATCCAAGCATAGACGCATATCTAGGAAGTCTACAAGCCCAATATCCTGCACTTGTTCTATCTTTATTCTGTGCACATTTATGTCTAGCTGCAAAAGATTTACGTGCCTTAGGATCATTTATTTTTGCTTTTAAACCGCTTGTATCACCAAAAGAAACTTTCTTAATACCTCCACCTGGTTTACGTACATAAACGTAGAACTTCTTTGATCCTCCACGCTTAGGTTTATTTAATGCAGGTTGTTTTTTCTTTGCTTTTGCTTCCATTAATTGCTCTTCACTCATAGGAAAATCAAGAGGCACTTTAATACCATTGTAGTATCCGAATTCTCCAAGATCGGTATTTTTTATAAGTTTCTCTTCTTCTTCTGTAAGTAGGAGTTCTCCTTTTTTGTATAGTTCTCTAGCTTCTTTAAAAAGCTCAAAATACTTCTTAGAGAATGGGCGGTATACGTTTTCGGTAAGAAGCTTTTGATTATCTATATGATATTGTAGACCTTCTGATATTGGTTTGCTATCGCAGTTACAGTCAGAAACTTCTTTTAAGAAATCTGTGAATTTCATTATTGTAAATTTACAAGTTTATACTTAGTAGTTTGAATTAAAGTTTCAATCTCATCATACTGATTCTGTAAGTACGTATCTTGAGGTAGAGAAGGTTTAATAGCAGTCATAAACCTGCACAAACCATCAAAGTACATAGCATGTGCTCCATCTTCTCTCAAAGTACCTGCCATTTTATATCCGTATAAGATACCATACTTACCTTGGTATGATTCTACAAGTCCGTCTATTAAAGGTATAATACCTTCGTAATATGCCTGTAGAGCTAAATGAGCTTGTCCAGAACCTAATCCCTTAGTTTGCCAATGGTAAATTTGAGCTTGATTTCTACTCTGTAACAGAGTTCCAATTAATAGTGATAAATTATTCATGAGAATCTAATTCATTGGTCATTGGATTAAATACACTCTTCCAAAAACCATCGTTAAACATTTCTTTATATTGTTCCGAATAGCTTTTTAATAATGGAGATTTATCCACTAAAGGTTCGTCATGCACCTTTTCGTTTATTATAGACAAATACTCGCTAATTTGTTCATTGCTAAAGTCACCTGGTAGTTCTTCCTTTGCCGCCTCTATATCATTATTCTGTGCGGCTTGTTGTAATGCAGCAGATGATTTGTAAAATTGAGAAGGAAGGAGCTGCATTCCGTAATTCGGAAATTTGCTAAACTTTTTTTGCAATTTTTTATTTCTAGAAGACTCCTCGTCTAATGCAATATACGCAGGCTTATCGGGTTTAACCTCAAAAAGAGAATAGACCTCGCTTAAAGGCCCGTTCTCTTTTGATTTTATTATTGTTGCTTGTGGTGAAAAGCTTGATTTTATAAGCATCTCCCACATCCTAGCTTTCTGATCTTGACTTATAGGTCCGTTAGTTTTACCTATAACTACATTAACATGACTGACCTCTGGCCTGTTTAAAAGCCAATATAATGCATTAAGATGCATTTTAGTCGGAGGTGCAAACTCTCCCGGATAATAACAAGGGTGCTGTTGTTCCATAAATATTCGATACTCATATAAATATCAAATTTAACCATTAATCATTGTCTGTTTAAAAGTAGATGTAGAACTCTTTACTGGAGGGTATAATTCTACATTTTCATGGAACTCTGACGTGTCTGGGTCCATTATGTTCATTACCACTGATTCCTTAAGGCCTTTTAAAAAAGATTCCCTTTCTTTCATTTTTGCTTTAAGCAACTCAATGTCCTTATTCATTCTATTCCAAACAGGATCTCCACAAGACTCATAGTCAAATTTTGTAGCCGCTTCAAATAGTTCAAACTTTACGCCGTGCTTAGAAACGTAAGTTTTTCCGTCATCTGCATTTCTTCCTATCTCTTCTCTTACTAGATCTACAAAAGTATTTTTACCATTGTCATCAGTTAGTTCTTTTAGCTGCTTTCCTGTCTCCTCTACAAACTTAAGCATTATAGCAACGTCAGTCGCTGACATGTGCCCTTCCATTAGAGCCACGTAAATACTCATAGCGGCTTTTGCCACCCCTTTTTTAGTTAAATCGGGAGTTTGGTACTGAGTTTCATCTAGTTTAATTAGAAAGTTTGATGTTGTTTCTGTCATAACGATAGTTTATATTTTAACAATTTATCTTGTGTAAGAGGCTCTACTTTTTGAACTAAGGATAAAAAAGCTTGAAATCCCATCTCAGAAGGATCTTTGTCCTCCATTTCTACTAAAAAAACTTTCTTTCCCAAAGACGTCAAAGTCCCACAATGTTTTAATGCCATTTTTATAGCATCTCTATCCAAAGCTATGTAAACCTTTTTAATTCTCGATTCGACTAGTTTTTTCATTAGTTTGGGAGTTATTGATTTCCCTAATAGGGGTATGGCATTTCTTTTTATAGCTAACATATCAAACCCGCCTTCACACAGTACTACTGGTATATCCCAGTTTATATACATCTCAAAAGGTATTATATCTCTAGATGCTTGTGGATATTTGTACTTTAACCTAGTCTCTGGATCAAAAGACCTTCCTACAAAGAAATTTATCTTGCCGAAAGCGTCAAAAGAAGGCATTATTATCCTCTCTGCATACTTACCGTCCTCACAATACCCAATCTGGTATTTTATAATGTCTTCCTCTGTTATTCCTCTTTTTTTGAGGTATAACATAGCATGTTTTGCAAGTATATCGTGGGGTTTTGCATCTAATAAGAACTTGTACTCTACAGGTAGGACTCCATCAAACTCTTCTGTATCTTCATCATCTCTATCACTTTTTACGACTATAGAAGAAAGTTTCTTCAGAATATCAGAAGTAACTCCTGTCTTTCTAAATAAAGATCTAATAGTTCTTCCTTTATTACCGCATACCCAACAGGCCCATCTGTTATTACCTTCGGAGTCTGTTACGATATCTACTTCTAATTTTTTCTTGTGAGTTCCATGAGATGGACAATCCGGAAATGGACAGTGATACTTCCTATTTGTTTTGGAAGCTTTTTCACCATACCCTAAAACTTGGTCTATTAGACCAGAAAGAATTGTCTCCATGAATCAAAGTTAGGGACTAAATATCTTTTCTCCAAAACTTACCTAACACGTTATCCACATAGCAGTTATCAGATTCTAAACATCCTTCTAAAATCTGATATCTAATTTCTTGGTAAGTCATTTGCTTTTTGTGTGTACACAAATGCAATATCTCTCTTTTAAACACATCTTTACCCTGTCCCTTCATATCGGCTTTAAGATTTGTATTAGACCCGTAATAAGTCTTCCAATCGCTCTCAGACACTACCTTCTTTTTGGTAGGCTTCTTACCCTTTCCAGTATGTTCGGATAACTCTTTTTTAGTGAGGGCTTTTGTTCTTTCTGAGTATAGATTCTTGCGCCCTACGTAAAATTTACCGTCTGAAGTTCTTGTTATCTTGTAAATAAAACCGTA